GTGCGTGCGCGCGTGGGGGCGTGCGAGAGTCGAACAAGCGTTCGATGGCGAGGGTCACACTATCTGGAGTTGACGAACACTGTCTCGACCTGTCTATAGTTGGGGCATCAGCAACCGGGGCCGACGCCCCACGAGAAAGGAACCACAATGAGCATCATCGACTACACGGACGCAGCAGACACACTGACCAACACCCTCGAGAGCATCGCGCACGGAGCGTACGTCCGAGAAGACGAGAATGAGGCAATCACGGTCTACAGCGCCAACAGGCGGCGGCGCGTCATCCTCGACGGCTGCGATGAGGGAATCTGGGGAGTGACTAAAGGCGCCGACGTCACCGACGCAGACCGGTTCGACGGTCCAGTCGACGACGACGCGCTCACCCTCCTCGCACTGTGGCTGGCCTCGGAAGTTGACCCGGCCGCGAAGGCCGCGCACGACGCTATCGATGGGCTCGAGGACTGGGAGTCGGTCGTCAGCGACCTGAGCGCCTACCGCGAAGGCCTTAGCAGCGTAGTCCTGCAGTGCCAAGCCGGGTCCGCACAGGTCGACATCGCCTTCACGTCCGACTGCCTCGCCTACATCGCGATGGATGTGGACCCGACCGCACCGGCCATCGATCTCCCCGCAGCAGACTGGACTAAGGTCGGCGGAATCCTGGAAGTCATCTCGACCCGCGGCATCTACCTGGACACACTCATTGAGGGACTCGCAGAGCAGTACGGGATCGACAACTACGTCGACGCGATCGGAGAGTTCAGCGACGTCCTCGAGATCTCCGAGGCGCCCGATCAGGCCGGGGCGGCCATCGTGCGCGGCACTGACGTGGTCGCGACCGTCACGGGCGACGGACCGTGGACCGTAGTGGACACCCTGAGCGTCGAGGTCACCACCTGGAACCAGTGGGCCGAGATGGTAGCTCACATCATGACTTGCTTCTAGGCCCACCTTTATGGCAGCCCCGATGGTCGCACAGGCGGTTCGAGTCCGCCTGGGGGCACGATCCACCACCATCACTACTTAGGAGACACCATGAGCCCCACAGAGAACTTCCGCGAAGCGATCGCAGCACTCGTCGAGGACAACTACCCACAGTTAGCCGCCCACTTGGAGGAAGGCGTCTATCACGGCAGCCCTGCACTCATCATGGATGGAGCGGTGCTTACGCTCCTCGACTTCGACACGATCCGCCTAGAGGACTTCCGCGGAAACCTCACATACAGCCAGATCGAGACTGGCGACGAGCGAGACCTAGCACGCCAGTTAGTCGCGTCCTCAAGCCCGTACGGCGAGTACCACGCTGCGCTGGCCCAGGGGTTGGACGGCTGGGAGATTGAGCCATGGGGCAGCGGGAGTATCCACTCCGCATGGCGCAGCACCGGTGGGACCGAAGTGGAAGTCGACTTGGTGTCGGCATTCAGTCCTGACGTCATCATCGATTACTACGGCACCTCGCTCACCCTCAGGGGAGCGACTGCCAACGAGGCTCGGATCGCGGTAGAGACGCTAGAGGAGCATGGAGTCGCCGCCATGGTGGACGAGTGGCTCGGTGGAGTCGACACCCTCAGGGGCGCACTCAACGTCCTCCCGAGCGGAGCTATCGATGACGCTCAGGCCGAAATCGCCAGTCACCCCACCCCCGGCGGCTACGGACACTACTGGGTCGTGACGATCGACGGAGCCGAGCATACGTGCAACACGGCCGGCCAGGTCGTCGAACTCATCGCCGACGAACTGAGTAGGTGATGCGACTGGAGACAAGAACAAGATTCCGCTAGGACGGACGGCCGCGCACGATCGGACGAGTGGTTCCGCCGCTCGTGCGCCCCCGCCTCACCTAGAGGACAGCCCCGCAGAAACGCGGACCGCCGCTCAATAGCGCGTGGGCAAGCAGATTGAGAGCTACACAGAGAGACGCCCTAGGTGGGCAGCCCGGCGACCGGACGGCCACCACACCACCCGGCACGGCAGGAGCACTGCCCCACCTAGGCGAGCGCACGGGACCGTATGAGTACCAACTACACATAGGGGAAGGCTGAGCACCGACCCGTGCGCTCACCTAGGCGCCACGGAGAGACCGTGGGCCTGAGATAGGAGGAGCTATGGCCAACGTACGCCCCGCACGCAGTGCGGCCGAACTAGCCAACGCAGACGTAGGAGACGATGACATCTTCGTCTGCCTTAACGACATCCACATCGATAGCGGCGTCCAGCCCTGCCTTGTCTCTCCCGCCGCCGGGGTCACCATCACCGTCAACTCGGACTGGCTGGGCACGACGACGCTGGACTTCAACGCACTCACCGCCGCAAGCGGGTGGGACGAGCATTTAGGGGGTGGCACCATCGTATGGGAGTGGGTCGAGGGGACCGACAGAGACCGCCACGTCATGTGGGCCAAGGCCCCTGAGCCCGCCGGCGGCACCGTCATCCTGCGCGGCTATCCCAAGCACGTGACTCCCGTAAACGCGATCTTCGGAGAGGGAGTGCTCGTCATTCACGAGCCTGCCCACAAGGCCGCACCGCTCACCGCCACGACCTACTGGGAGGACGGCACGAAGACGGTAGAGGAGCTACTAGAGCCCGCAACCATAACCGCGCTACCGATCGACGACGTCAAATCCCCAAGCCACTACACATGGCTAGGAGACGCCATTGTCCGAGAGGGAGGACCACAGGACACCGACATGATTGAGTCCTGGGACGTGCTAGACGCACTCTTCCCAGACGATCCACTCCTGTGGAACGCAACCAAGTACCTCACCAGGTACGGCCGAAAAGGCTCATCGAATCGTCGAATCGTCGATCTGCGCAAGGCCGTCGAGTACATCGAACGTCGAATCACGAAGCTCGAGCGCGATGCATGAGCCGTACGAGTACGAGCTAGTACCCACCGACGAACTCATCGCAGCCGAAGACGGCACCATCATCCACGACAACGAAGGCGGCCAATGGGAAAAGCAAGCCGGATGGTGGCGACTAAAGGACACACACATGTTCCTCAACAGCCACGAACTAGCCGCGAGCGCTTCTCCGTTGTTTCGTCTTGTGGTGTTTGATGCTGGGCGGGTGGTTGGTGGTGGGTAGGGGGTTCCCAGTGGAATAGGGGGTTCCCAGTGGAATAGGGGTCTCCCAGTGGAATAGGGGGTTCCCATGAAAGGAGGAGGTTGTTGTGGTGGTTTATTCCACGAATGTTGGTTTGGCTATTGGCCAGTTGCGGTTGATTCGCCGGGCCCTGAAGGCTGGTGGGTGGCTGGTGGTTTACGTGCCGCCGGGTAGGGGAGCTAACGTTGCTTTCCAGGTTCTACTGCTTGGTGATGAGGCTGTAGACGTCACGCAGACCATTGGGCGTATCGCCGGAGCCCGCGAGCGCGGTGGTGGTTTCCGGTGGTCTCGTGATGGTGATGTGGTCTCGGAGGTTGTCTCTGGTTTCCTTTCGGGTTTGTGTCGTGAGCCGTGGATGACTGCGGTGCAGGCGGCTGGGATGAACCCGGGTGAGTTTCAGGGGCTGGTGGCTGGTCGGGTGGCGGGTGTGCCCGCGAGCGCCCGGGAGGCCTCCATGTGACCAAGAACACTGGTGGGGTGAGGGGTGGGTAGAGACCCACCCAACCAACAAGAAGACCCTCTCTCTATATAAGGGGGGAAGGGAGAGCACACCGCTCCGCGGTGCGCGGGGGGTTCCGGCACGGCCAGGTCCCAGCGAACCGCACCAATACAGCCAAAAAGGGGGTTCCCAAGAGAATAGGGGGCTCCCAGGAAAGGAAGAGTCATGGCAGACGCACCCGAGCTCCTGGAGCAGGTCCGCAAGGCGGTCAAGTTAGTCAGGAGTACACAGACGCAGACAAACGAAGGACAAGCGCAGACAAACGAAGGACAAGTTAAGACAACAGCGGGACAGACGCAGACAAACGAAGGACAGACAGAGTCGATCGCAGACAATCACAGCTTTATCCACAGGCTTGCGGAGGTCCTTCCCGATGGCGGGGTCACCATAGTGCCAACATCGGTCATCGTCAAGGATCAGTTCTTGATCGTCGACTACCTGCTCACCTACAAGGACGAGCAGTTGCACGCCCAGTCTGCTGGGCGCAGCATGATGGAGGCGCTCGCGGACCTCCTGCGCACACTGAGCGGGTCGATCGCAATGGGGCATCCCAGTGGAATAGGGGGTTCCCAAGAGAATAGGGGGCTCCCAGCGAAACAGGGGTCTCCCAAGAGAATAGGGGGCTCCCAGCGAAATACGGACCCCAGGCAGGAATGCGCCAACATCATTAACTCATTCTGCAAGGCGCACGGCCTAGACGTCGAAGACACCAAGGACGCCTACATTGCGGATGGCGGGACTCCCGACCCTGAAATGCTGAAGGCCTGGCTGCAGGTCCACTACAGCCTTGGCAGGCCCCAGTGAGCCAGCTAAGGAAACTGAAGCGTGCAGGGCGACGCAAGAACACAGGCCCATCCCAAGAAACCAGGCGCCTAGTATTCGAACGCGACGACGGCAGGTGCGTCCGGTGTGGCCGATACGTCACCAACTGGATATACAGCATCCAGCACCGCCGCGCTCGCGGAATGGGGGGCACCAATGACCCGTCAATCAACAGAGCAGACAACCTCATTCTCCTCTGCGGAGACGGAGTACAAGGCTGCCACGGATGGGTGGAAACTCACCGCGAACAATCTCACGACAATGGATGGTCACTCCCGTGGTGGCAATCCGCAGACTCGTTCCCAGTAACCTACTGGGACGGCAAAACATACACACTCACACCTCAAGGAGACAGAAACCATGGCTAAGTTCCCAGAAAACCTGTACGGGGGATCAGTGGCACACATTTCCATCCACCCTGGCACTAAGTACGACCAGACGAAAGGAGCGCTCACCTCTCCTGGAATGCGAAGCAAGCTGCTGTCAGACGAAGAGATCGAGCTGCTTCGCTCCATCGACTCAGATTACAGGGTCGCCGTACATACCGACACAAGCGACGTAGAGATCTACGATGATGACAACGAGCTGATCGCTATCGCTCCAGATCTGCAGAAAGCCATCGTTATCATCAAGGCCATCTACGCCGCGTCCCGACACACATGGACCACCAAGCAGCTCGACAGAGAGCGGCGCATCGCATTCCGGCACGGAGTAACGATTACGCCCGGCACGTCGCTCGACGAGTATGAGCTCGACTTCCTGCCGGCAAGGTCGATCGTAGAGGTCGACGGATGGGTCCTGCAGCGCACCATCAGGGGGTGGGTGACGCAGCGCGGCAACAAGGCCACCGCCCCCACCTACGGCGTCTTCATGGGAATCATCGACAGGTACTTCGAGGCGCCCTTCGAGGAGTACGACAACGATGACGATGACGATGACGATGACGATGACGATGCCTGCGACACCGGATGCACCTACGGCTTCGCGGACTGCTGCGAGTAACTAAGGAGAGAAAATGACACACCCCTTCGACAACATGCTCAGGCCTGGGCGACGGCAGGAGACCAACCTCTTCCTCGCCCACGCCAGCATGATGCAGAGCGTCGGCTCAATAGCGCGCCAGATAGGCCCCGGCTCAGGCCGGCTTCGAGGAAGGCGCGTAGACCTCATGTTCACCGCCATCGCCGCGGACGACATGCTCCGCACCCTGGAGGTCGAAGACCCCGGGAAGCTCTACAAGGAGGAGTTCGAGGCGGCCAAGCGCAAGCACCCCGGGCACACGTTCGACCTGCCTGAGGTGCCGGACGGCGACAAGTACTGGGCCCTAGCCGAGGAGGTAGGAGAGGTTGCCGCCGCCCTCACCTACGACAACTCCGACGACACCGGCCACAAGGCCGAGCTCATCAAGGAGATCGTCCAGGTAGGGGCCCTCGCGCTGGCATGGATGGTCTCAATCGACAAGGAGGCCGAGCAGCATGAGTGAGGAGCTGGACTTCAGGTTCATGCACAACCCGCAAGTAGATCCGGTCAAGCGCGGGTTCCCCGAGAAGACCATCCTCGTCGACTCCCACGGTGAGGCGTGGCAGCTGTTCGGCGTCGGAGGCTGGCACCACATGTGGGACTTTGACGAAGGCTACACCTCCCCGCCTCCCGAGCGGGGGCCGTACAGGCTCGTCTACCTGCCGGAAGGGGGCTACGTTGAGTAACGACAACATGACATCCGTCGTGATCGACACGATCGACTACAACTTCCCAAACGGCACAGTCCTCCTCGACAGGGAGGGCGTCGCATGGCAGCGCAGGCCGTCCGGTAAGTGGTCCGTCGCCCGGGTTGACGGGGGCAGCTTCCCCTCCCCACCCGCGTGGTATGGCCCATACAAGATCCTTCACATCCCAGACACAAAGGACTAAACATGAACCAGGTAGCAGTGCTCGCATTCATCACGGTAGCCACCATCGGGGCTATTGCTGTCGGAGCCTGCCTCGGAGCCCTACAGGACATCAACGAGCTCCGCAAAGAGATCTACAAGGCCCACGCAGAGGCAGGCAAGTGGAAGGCCCTCTACGAGAAGCAGAAGGCCACCCACACCCTAGACGAGGAGGACCTGAGCATCGCAGAGAAGCTCGGCATCCTCCGCGCCAAGACCGACGCCTACCTCAAGGCCTATGAGAAAGGCGAGGCACAGTAATGCACGACATCATCTCACTGGCCATTACGACAGCACTCGCAGCCCACTCCATCTACTTCTTCTACAAGTGGGAGCGGGCGGAGCGGCGGGCCATCAAGGCAGAGAAGCAGGTCAAGACACTAGAGCGCAGACTGGTAGCCCGTCACGGCGACCACACCCAGGAAGCGCTCAACGCATACAGGGAGATCATCCAGTACATTAGAATGACAGGGTGACCAGAAACCACAAGAGCGCACGCGCTGCAGGGGCGCGGTTCGAACGAGTCATCGCCAACTACCTAGCCAAGACACTCGACGACGACCGCATCGACCGTGCCCCCGGGCGTGGAGCCAAAGACAGAGGAGACATCGCAGGCGTCAACATCCGAGGCCACAAGATCGCCATCGAATGCAAAGACACCTCACGCATGGAACTCCCCGCATGGGCCAACCAAGCCCACCGAGAAGCAGACAACCTCGGCGCAGTAGCAGGCATCATAGTCCACAAACGACGAGGCGTGACTGCACCTGACCAGCAATGGGTTACAATGACAACACGCGACCTAGCCGCCATCATCCGAGAAAGCAACTACCCATGGACATTCTAATGACCAAACAGGAGGCAGCCGACTACCTTCGAACAAGCGTTCGAACACTCGACCGCCTCCTCCGCAAACACCACATCAACCGCTTCTGGGTCGGCGGAACCATCCGAGTCCACAAGCACGACATCGAAAAACTCGTCAAGCCCACCGATAAGGAGAACCCCAATGGCTAACGACACCACCATCACCATCGAAGGCAACCTCGCCCAAGACCCCGAAATCCGCTTCACACCCAGCGGCACAGCAGTCGCCAGCTTCACCATCGCAAGCACCCCGCGAGCGCTCAACCGCAAGACGGGCCAGTGGGAGGATCAGGCGACCCTCTGGATGCGGTGCTCGGCATGGGCTGGTCTCGCAGAGAACATTGGAGAGTCCCTCACCAAGGGTGCTGGTGTCATCGCCAGGGGTGACCTCAAGCAGCGCACCTACACTGCGAAGGACGGGAGCGAGCGCACCAGTGTAGAGATGACAGTCCACAACATTGGCCCCTCCCTTAGGAACGCACAAGCAACAGTCAAGAAGAGTGTGCGTGGCGGGCAGGCGCCTGCGGCGCCCGCGGCGGGCGATCCGTGGGGCGGGAGTTCTCACCCGGCCGACACTCACCCCTTCTGATAGGCGACCATGCTCAAGAGAAAGGATGCAGTAATGAGCAACGAGAACTGGCCGACCGAGCCGCTTATTATGATCGCGAAGGGGAGTGTCACTATTGCTGATCGCGACCGGGACATCGACAGTGGCTCTCTAGCCATCAGGGACCCTGACGACGGATGGTACTGGGTTGCAGGTTACGGATGGCTTTACCCCACTTGCGCAGAAATCAGCGAGTACGTGCCGGTCATCCCAGTCAGCCTGGATGGATCCCTAGGGATGACATGGTTCACTCAGTATGCCCCCGAGGGGTTTATGGCCACCCCGACCGCCGCCGAGAAGGTAGAGGCACCTACTGAAAAGTACCGGAAGGCCACTGACTTCATGTCCACCTGGGAGGGTATGGCTATCGGCGAGGACATCTCTGCCGTTGAGGTTGTTGCCCACATGGACCTCGATGACGACACTGACATCCTGAAGCTCGCCGCCGGGGCCTACTGTGGTGGGGACGTCCTGTGCTCAGAGGCTGCCGAGAGGGCCTCCAAGGGTGAGGTGGACACAGACCGGGCCAACCTCCTGCGACTCGCCTTCAAGGTCGACAATTCTGAAGACGGACTCACGCAGATGCGAGCCTGCAGCGAACTCGCCGTGGCCGCACTGGCCCGCTGGGAGGCTATGCAGTGAGAATCCAGCTGCGCCGTAGAACCACCTATCACCTATCACGTGGTGGGCCGGTCTGCGGCGCATGCTGGTCACCAATCCCTGCCGGAGAGCGCTACAGGAGAGACACTTGGCGTGACGGCAGCCACTACTGGTCCATCCTCTACTGCCCACAATGCAGGTGGATGGTCCAACAGGTAGAGACATACACGCAACCAGACTATGGCGGCCCAGAAGCTGAACACTTCGAGGCCTGGGCCGCCGCCCATCCACACACAGAAAGAGCCAAGCAATGGGCATTAAGGACCTTCCCCGAAACCTAGAAGAGGAGTAAGCATCCCATGGTAAACATCAAACTCGTTGGACATCAGTGGCGCGCCGAGCTTGAGTGCACCGCCTGCGGCATCGCACGCATCACCCAGATGCACAACCGCTCCAAGCCCTGGGTGACAGTAGAGTCCACCGTCAAGACTACCGCCCGCACACTCGGCTGGAAGGTGGGCCAACTGGAGGCCCTGTGCGGGGCGTGCAGGAGGAAGAAGTGACCACTGTCTACTTGAAGCAGGAAGGCAAGATCTCTAGTAGCACTGCGTTTGTGAAGTGCGACCAGTGTGATAGCACCTACTCGTACCGCCCCTACGCCGGCTACTCGGCCGAGACTAATATGCGCAGGATGCTCGAGTCGCTAGAACGTGCAGGCTGGGACGTGGCCCCCACCTACGAAGGCGACTGCCTGTGCCCCGAACACAAAGCAGACCAAGATGCTTGATGTACACATTAGCGACGACCTAGAGGAGATCACCTTCACCACAACCTGCGATCGGTGTGGCTGCACACATACTGACGGCGGCCTACGTTCCGCTGAGCGGCTCGACACTGACTGGTTGTATATCCACGAAAACAAGCTCACTGCCGGAGGATGGAAACTCACCGGGAAGCAGGAGTTATGTGCCAAATGCTGCGGAGGGAAGCAATGAGTGCCACATTCGTCATCATCGACGTCAGATCAGAGTGGAGGCCTATCGCCAGGCTACTCCAGTGGAGGTGGCGGCGTGCCGGCTACCACACTGCGTATCAGCCGATCTCAAGTTGCACCGCCCTCGTGGCTGCAGTACTATATAAGCGCACCACCTAAGAGGTAGTGGCAGTGTGGATCGGGCTCCGCCCCAGGGTTGAATGATCTTCCCCTGGGGCGGAGTTGCACACACCAAAGAAAGGATAAAACCATGCAAGTACTCTCCCTCTGCTCGGGCTACGGAGGCCTCGAGCTCGCCCTGCAAAGGATCCTCACCCCGGCCGTGCCGGTGGCCTTCTGTGACATCTACGGCCCAGCGCGTCAGGTACTCGAGACACACTACCCGGACGTTCCAACCTATAGGAATGTGCTCGACCCGGCCCTCAAGGAGATCCGGGCGGGGGCTGTAACATTCGGCTTCCCGTGCCAGGACCTCTCAAACGCAGGCAATAGGGCCGGCCTCATCGAAGGCAAGAGAAGCAGCCTCTTCTTCTCCTGCATGGAAGTCGTGGAGGCAGTGCGACCTCAGGCCGTATTCATCGAGAACGTCCCCCAGCTCCAGCGCTACCGCGACATAGTGGACGGAACCCTCAGGGACCTCCATCTTGAGCCCCGATGGGCAACCGTCAAGGCATGCGAGGCCGGGCTCCCACACAAGCGTGAGCGCACCTTTATCGCAGCCGTGCGAGGAGGGAGTTCCTGGCTTGGGAACTGCGCGACAGCGCCGGCGCAGCAGGACGTCGAGCCATCCTTCCCTACGCCCACAGTGATGGATATGGGGTGGGGGCGAAGCAGAGACGAGTGGTCCACGTGGATCGACAACCAGCGAGCAAAGCACAGGAACGGGAACGGTCATGGCCGGAGCCTGTACCAGCTCTGCGGCGAGGGGACCCTTCTGGTGATGGAGCACCTCATGGGGCTACCTACCGGCTACATCACCAACCAAGGCTTGAGCGTGGGGGCTCAGCGGAAGCTTCTCGGAAACGGAGTAGCCCCAGCGCAAGGAGCACTGGGGCTATACCGCGCATTGCAGCAGTTCTAGGCTGCCTTGGCGACTAGAACCGAAGGGTGTACGGGGACAGGCAGGACTGCCCGCCGCCGTTCCAGACGCACATCTTGTTCGACCAGTAGGTCCACCAGTATGACATGTTCATCTCCTGTCGTTGCTTGGTGACACCAGTCTACACGTTCGAATGCTTGAGGACGTCTGCGACTCCGGAGACCATGCAGCCAGCCGCACCCTTCTGGATGGCCTGTGCGTAGGCGCCCTGCGTGGGGCAGATATGGCCCCACACAGGCTTACCGAAGGTTTTGGCGATGGACCAGTTCGTAGCCGACGCATCGTAGGGGATGCCGATGTAGTCCCAGTGGGGAGCCCACTGGCGGGCCTGGCCGTTAGTGACGTGCTGCTCATACATGTACCCCCAGCACTTCCAGCCTGCAGCGTGCCACTGGTCTGCGAGCCATGTGGCGTCGCCGGCGGACTTCCATATGACCTTGGACTTGGCGTCCGTTGGTAGCAGGAGAGCCAGCTCTGACCATTGTGAGGCTGAGTACTTCGGGTCCAGGACTGTGATGTGAGTGGATGCGTAGGCGTCCAGGTACTCTTCCACGCGCATGATCGGCTCACCCTTGGTGGTGTAGCGCTTTACCTCAGCCCACGTCATCTGTGCGATCAAGGTTGACGGGGCGGACGGGTCTACGCGCTGGAGGTTCTGGTCGTGCGCCAAGATCCAGATGCCATCCTTCGTACGGTGCGTCGACACCTCTAGGGCTCCCGCACCGTAAGCCACCGAGTTTGTGTAGGCGCGAAGTGATGCTTCTGCCCACGAGCCGGAGCCTCCGCGGTGTGCAACCAGAAAGCCCGGCGTGCCGATCATGTTGTCGATCGAAGCGTAGCCGGCGGGAAGTGAGCGCATCGTGGCGGGAACTTCCTCAAGGCGTTCGTTCACGATAACGGAGACTGTCGTGGGGCCAAGGCCCTGCAGCTCGGGTGTGGGAGGAGCGGGGAGTGCAAGGCCTGCTCCTGGGGACTCTCCTCCACCCTCCTTGGGTGTGATGAACACCTGAGCCCACGCCTGAGGTCCAGGCCGACCCCCACCCACTGTGACGGCACCTAGGAGGGCCGACCACGAAGCGTTAGAGTCATGTCCGCCTGAGATGATCTTCGAGTGCTCTGGACGCCAGTCGGTCAGAGGATCAACGTTGCGTCCGTGCTGCTGCGAGAAGGTCAAGGAGAGCTTCGCCGCCTGGGCTTGAGCAGTGGTCCAGCCAGTGTTGATGACCGACTTTACGCCCTTGAGGACGACCAGCAGTGCATTCTCGCGAGCCCCCCCACGGAACGCGCCAGAGAGGACGACGTTCTGAGTATCATCCGGAGATGAAACGTCACGCACAGCCACATAGCCCGACCTGCCTCCAAGGCCGCTCGTCGCGATAATCGGCGACCAGCCAGCAGGAGGCCTGGCCTGCGTATTGCCCCACTGCGATGAGTACGCCAGGACGGCGATGTCACCCGCCTGGGAAGTGGCCGAGATCGGCTGCAGGGAACCCGCAGCCCCTTCAGCATGAGCCCAGGCGCGCACGTACTGCTCATCGTAAGGGTTATTCTGCTCAACCACCGGCGGGGGAGCCGCCGGAGCCTCCTCGACCGAGATGCGGTGGAACGTGACGTCAGGCTGGCCTGGCTTGAGCTGGAACTGGGGAGTCCATAGAGGCTGGCTCTTATCTGAGAGCTCGATCGTCACCTCGAGCGTCAGCCGGGATCCTGCAGAGAGCGAGAACTCTCCGAGTGCATACTGGCCTACCTGGGCTGTCTCATCAGCTTTGCTGAAGGGATTGTGCTTGATATCCACCACAGACGGCGCGGAGGCCGTGTAGCTGAAGGTGATCTTCCAGCGCCCAGACGCGATCGGCTTGGCTTCAGACGCCCAGGGGACGCAGATGGACCCCGAGGTTACTGTGAGGTCATTGCCTGAGAACCTACCGGTGTTAGTCCACCAGCGCTCTGGCCATGGGTAGATGGAGGCCATCAGCGGCTCCTACGGACAATGATGGTGCCGACCTTGGTTCCTGCCGGCACAGGGTCGGTCGGGCCCAGCACGATAATGTTGGATGGCGTTCCGCCACCCTCCGGCGCCTCTCCCTTCTTGGCGAAGGTCTTGTCGCAGTGCTCGGCGCTGTAGACGCGCACCTCGGCTGTGATAGCGGCCATCAGATTCTTACCTCTCGTGAGTAGAGCCCCGACTGTCCGGGGATTGGGTGCATGTGCTTGATGGTGACGGTGCCGTCGCCATTGTCTAGGACGTTGCGCATGGTGATGGAGCCGTCAGGGTTCTGAGTCCATGCGTCGTACACGCCGTCACCAGCCTTGAGTTCCGCAGGGACAGGGAGGGGGAGTGGGTCGGTCGTCAGCGTCTTCACTGCGGCCGTCACGGCCCCCTCGTGGCCGTCTCTGACGGTAGACAGGCGCCCGTACCCAGTCTCCCCGATCTGGACGCCGTAGGAGCCCTCCCAGGGCGTGAACTTGAAGCTCTTCAGGTGCATGGTTGTGGCGGGCATTGACTCCCATCCGCCCTTACCGCGGAAGGCCCACAGGTTGATGTGGACTCTCTGGGATCTGGGGATGGGGACAGCGTCCGTGAGGGTGCCGGTGTAGTAGCCTCCCTGGTTGACAGGGACGTGCTTGGCGCGCCCCTCTGTGTAGGCACTCTCCCATGTCTCCCACCTGACGGTGCCAGGGAGCCATGTCATGCGGACAGTGGCACCCTGGCCGGAGGCCGTCCAGACGCGATCGTTGAGGTGGATGCCGCTGTTCTCATCCCCGGGGTAGTAGGTGTACTTGCCGACCATGTCGGTATACCCGGACCAGTAGGAGTCCTCGACGATGTCGATCTCCTGATAGCCAGGCTTCGTGTCCTCCCAGTCGAAGGGAAAGATCCCCCACACGACGTTCTTGTGCAGGTCACGCATCCTGGTTGGGGTGACGATCTCGTAAGACGCCTCAAATGTGCCGTAGCCGAGGCTCTCCGCTGAGACGATCTCTGCCGAGAGAGGTTCGCCCCCCTGAACCGCAGTGGAGATGTGAAGTGACCCATCCCCCTGCTTCGTGACAGCTGACGGGTTCCACTTCTGGTTTGCCGCGGGTCCACCCGGGTGCCATGCGTCTGTGCGCACCATCCAGTGCAGGCCGAATGCCTCAATGGTCGGCTGACCGTAGTCCTTGTACAGCTCGATGTCTCCCATCAGGCCTCCCTTCGGATGATGACCGTGTCGTTAGCGGTACCCGCTGGGATGGGGTCATTGGGGCCGAGCACGAGGAAGGGGTTCTTCCCCGGCGCGCCGGCGCCCTTCTTGAGCTCGGCGATCTGAGCCTTGAGGTCCTCGATCGTGAGCTCCATGTCCAAGGTCCCGCGAATCCATGCGGCTGTGAGGTGAACGAGCTGGGCTGACGGCGGGTTCGCGTAAGGGTTGCCCACAGGCTCCCACTGGCCTCCCCTGTTCGGGTCCTCGACCAGGACGCCGTCGGTGATGTAGAGGTGGCCGATCGGGAGCGTGTCGGCCTTCTCGAAGACCTGCTTGTAGTTGTTCTTGGTGACACCGTGCACCACAGCCCACCAGCGCTCCGACGGGTAGGCCTTCATGTGGTCAGGAAGGATGGGCGCGTTAGGATCCTCCGTGAGGAACTTGGAGGCGGCCTGCTCGAACATCATGGCGGTATCGAAGTCCAAGGCACACACGTCTGGGCTCATGTTCGAGCCACAGTTGACCACGATGTAGAAGCCCTTGCCGTACTCGGTGCGAATTGAGTCGATCAGGTCCTTGTACCACGCCACTCGGCCAGCCTGATTCCCCCACCCATTGATGACCTCATCCAGGAACACGCCCTGGGCCACCTCGCCATACTGCTCAGTGAACTTCGCGATCTGCCCAAGGATATACTCCTTGGTGTACTTGTCGGGGTTCGGTACGCCGGTACGGGCGGGGTCATTCGACGAGAGGCTAGCGACGCCATACTGGGTCTTCACATAGAAAACACAACGCTTAGCGCCAGCACTGAGAGCTCGAGAAGCCTGCTTACCGAAGTCCTCGTTCTTCTGGTCCCAGTTGCCAGAGTCCTTGTTGAGGATGACGAGGCCAAGGGTGTTGCCAGCCTTGAGGGCCTTAGCCCACTTCGAAGTACCCTTCGACTCGTTGTAGTAGTCAGGCCAGTAGTACGTCACAGGGCTGTCATAGCGCTGCCCAGGCTTGAACGGCTTCTGATCGGCAATCAACGCCTCCAGCTGCCCCTCAAGAGCCCGCAAAGCATCCGCCTTCGCATACGCCGCAAGCTCACCCTTACCCGCATACGTCGACGCAGCATCCGTCCGCGGCAAAGCCGCATCCGCAACCTGCTTCACAGCCGCGAGCGCGGTGGTCGTTGCGTAGAGTGTGGCTGCTTCGGTGGCCTTGAGGTATTCGGTGAGGTTGGCGGGGGTGCCATCCTTACCAGGAGGGCCAGCCGGGCCGGCGGGGCCAATGTCACCCTTGGGGCCGCGAGCGCCTTCGGGGCCAGCGGGCCCCCTCTCACCAGCAGGACCCACAGGACCGGTCAGACCCTGGGGTCCCGGCTCACCCTTAGGGCCCCTCTCCCCCTGCACACCACTATCACCCTTAGGGCCGGGCTGTCCGGCAGCCCCTTCGGGGCCGCGGGCGCCGTCCTTACCGGGAGGGCCAGCAGGGCCGGCGGGGCCAGTCAAACCCTGGG